ATAAAATGCAAGCCGCTTACGTCAACGGTTTAACCTCAGATTATCAAAAGAGCGAAAAAGCAATACAAGCAAACGAGACTCAAATGTCTCGAATGAGGACGGAGCTGACAAACGCAACGACTGAAATGACAAAGACCGAGAACGAGCTCAACGCTCTCGACTCTGAGCTTGAGGATACGGCTGACAGCTCTAAAGAAATGGGCAACGAGATCAAAGACGCCGGCGATAAAGCCGAAAAAGCCTCAAACGGCGGCTTTACTGTACTAAAAGGAGTCCTCGCGGATCTTGGAGCGAGTGCAATTAAAGCGGCTGTATCCGGATTAAAGCAAGTTGGAGGAGCAATACTCGATACCGGTAAGCAAGCAATCGCGGCTTACGCTGATTACGAGCAACTTGTCGGAGGCGTTGAGACTCTTTTCGGAGACGCGGCTCAAACTGTTATAAAGAACGCCTCTCAAGCATATAAAACCGCCGGTATGGACGCAAACGCTTATATGGAAAACGTAACAAGCTTTTCGGCGTCGCTTATATCCTCAGTCGGAGGAGATACTCAAAAGGCGGCGGAGGCGGCGGATCTCGCTTTAAGGGATATGTCAGACAATGCTAATAAAATGGGTACAAGCCTCGACTCGATTACTCAAGCTTATCAAGGCTTTGCAAAAGGTCAATATACTTTACTTGATAACCTTAAACTCGGATACGGCGGTACTAAAACCGAAATGGAGAGGTTACTCGCTGACGCTGAGAAATTCTCCGGAGTACATTACGATATTGATAATCTCAACGACGTATACTCAGCAATCCACGTTATACAAGACGAGCTCGGGATTACCGGTACAACGGCAAAAGAGGCGGCAAGCACGATCTCCGGATCAACGCAAATGATGTCAAGCGCTTGGCAAAACTTACTTGTTGGAATTGCTGACGATAACGCCGACTTTGACGGACTGATTAACGATTTTATCGACTCAGTCCTTGCGGTTGCTGATAATCTCTTACCGAGGATACAAACAGCAATTGGAGGTATGGCAAAGCTCGCAACCGGACTTTTACAAAAGCTTGTACCTCAGCTTGTAAATATGATACCGCCGCTCTTACAACAAAACTTACCTATACTTTTAAGCGCTGTAAACTCAGTAATTAACAGCGTTTTATCAGTCTTGCCGTCCGTAATTCAAACGATTACGGCTCTCATACCGGAGATTGTCTCAAGTCTTATTGCTGAGTTACCGTTGATCCTCGAGAGCGGTATTGAGATTATAAACGCTTTAATCAACGGTATAAGCGAGGCAATACCGCAACTCTTGGCAATGTTACCGGAGCTTATAACCTCAGTTGTAACAACGCTTACGGATCATTTAACCGAGATAATCGATACCGGTATTAATCTCCTTATGGCTCTTATCGACGGTATTATGAACGCTTTGCCTTTACTCCTTGAGCAAATGCCGATAATTATAAGTAAGGTTGTAACCGCAATAATAGCAAACTTACCTAAAATTATTGAAATGGGTATAAGACTTATATCAAGCCTTATAACCGGTCTTATTAATGCAACTCCTCAGCTTATAAGCTTATTTCCTAAGCTTATTGTACAGATCGGATCCGAGCTTATTAAGAATTTTCCGAAAATCGTTGAAAACGGAAAATCTTTACTCAATTCTTTAATAAACGGCGCGAGACAGATCTTTGCAAGCCTTGGTAAGCTCGGAGCTGATATCATTACAACGCTTATGAACGCTCTCAAGGACTTACCGAGCAAAGCTCTTAATCTTGGTAAAGATATTGTACAAGGTATGATTGACGGCGTTAAGAATATGGCAAGCCGAGCCGTTGAGACTGTTAAAAACTTTGGACAATCGCTTATAAACGGCGCGAAATCTGTACTCGGTATCGCGTCTCCGTCAAAAGTTTTCGCTCAGCTCGGCGAGTATACGGCTGAGGGTTTTTCCGAGGGTTTTTCCGACGAAATGAAAGACGTTACTCGACAAATGCAAGACGCAATACCGACGAGTCTTGACGTTGATACAAGCCTTAACAGATCCTCAAGTCTCGGATCCGGAGCTCCTAATTATCAAGCAATGGTAAACGCCTTTAAAGAGGCTCTCCAAGAGGTCGAGGTCGTTCTTGATGATAGGCAAGTCGGACGTTTTGTTAAGAAAACAGTCGAAAACGCAATTTATACTTAAGGAGGTTAAAGAGTGAATATACAACCTTATATTGTTCTTAATAATAAAGACTCAAGACAGATAAAAGGCTTACTTGTCTCCGCTCTTGCTCCGATAAGCAAGCCTCAAGTAAGGACTCAAGTTGAGACAGTTGACGGACGAGACGGCGATATTGTAACGCCTCTCGGCTTTAGTGCTTACGATAAAGTAATTACAATCGGCTTAACTTATGGTTATAACGTTGACGATATTATTGAGTATTTTAACAGCTCCGGAGCGGTTGTCTTTTCAAACGAGCCGGACAAAATATATCAATATGCTATTTATGAGCAAATTGACTTTGAGAGGCTGATAAGATTTAAAAAGGCTGAGGTTACTTTTCACGTTCAACCGTTTAAGCGCTCAAGCTCTGAGTTTGAAAAGACTTTTACAGTCGAGGCGGATCAAGTAATCAAGGTTAGAAATAACGGAAATATTTACTCTCGTCCTAAGCTGACGATTACCGGATCCGGAGACGTTAATCTTTATATTAACGGAGTACAGATCTTAACAATTGCTCTCGGAGAATCGTCTCAAACAATTATTATCGACGCTGAGCAAATGAACGCTTACAACTCAAGCAATGTCTTATTAAATAGACTTGTTACGGGCAATTATGATAATATAAAATTTAATATTGGATATAACTCAATCAGTTTTGTCGGCGGTACAGTAACTCAACTTAAAGTTGATAATTACAGCCGTTGGATATAAAAGAGGAGGTTTGATAATGGCTGACTCATTTAATAACTCAATACTTATGGATCTTTCAATGGTAAAAGGAGATACATTGAGCTTTGGTTTTCAATTGCAAGGCTTAGGCGGTACAAGACCGGACTCAATTTATTTTGCTTGTAAAGATCAACTCGAGAGCGAGGATTATATTTTTAATAAAATTCTTAATGACGGAGTCTCTTTAAAAGACTATGACGAGACAACCGATATCTTAACTTATATTGTAAGAGTCGCTCCAAGTGATACAGAAAATATCGATTGCGGACGCTATTTTTACGATTTATCTGTAAATGTAAACAACGACGTCTTAACCTTAATGAAAGGGAGACTTTTAATTGATTGGGAGGTAAAAGTATGAGCGATATTATTTTTAAGACCATAATGCTTAAAGGCGATAAAGGAGATCCGTACAACGATACTCAGATTAAAAAAGATATTAATATTCTTAATGAGAGAATAAATAATATCGAGGCTTTACCGGACGGATCCACAACGGCGGACGCTGAGCTTACTGATATAAGAATAGGCGCCGACGGTAATACTTACGAGTCCGCCGGAGACGCCGTAAGAGGTCAAGTAAGTAATTTACAAAGCGAGTACGACTCTCTTTTTGATGATATATTTGAAAAAAGAACGGCGGAGTCTTGGGTTGGTACAACATCTTATCCGACGGGTTGGAGACCGGCAAGACGTTATAATACTATTGGAGAGACGGGATCTGTCTCAAATTCTCCGTATTATATGTGTTTAGCCGCCTCAATAGGTCAATCAAATTATGCGGACTTTTCAAAAGCAACTTATTTTATAGTTACTCCTCCGAGTGATTACGGTATTCAAATTATTGAGGTTGACTCTGAGACGATAGTTACAAAAGTTTGGGGTTATTACGATACAAGCTCTCACCCTGACGTAAAAGGAAAATCAATAATTATAAAAATAGATCATTCAAAGCGCTATTTTGTTACTTTGGGGCGTTTTGGCAATCAAGACTCCGCAACTTACGCAAGCGACGCCGAGTTTACAGCTACAATAACTCTTGATTTTTATGTAAAAAAAGAACTGTCAAATAGTTATCTTGAGAGGACGGGAGACTTTGAGTTTTTTACTATTACAGTAGATAGACCGTTGCCTTTTAATGACGAGACAGTCAATACAGATACTCAAGAGATTGAGGCGGTTTTAAGATTGCCTTTATCTTATAGCGTGGACGGAGAGCCGACACGTTTGATTTTAATGTGTCACGGAGCTCACGGCTATATAAGAGCCTCAACAACGACTTGGTATAATGCAAATTGGAAAGAGTTTTGCGATTACCTTTTGAGTCAAGGATACGGATTATTTGACGCAAATGTTTTACCGACAAATACCGGTATCGATCAAATGGGCTATGCTAATGGCTCTCCGCTTTATATTAACAACCTTAAAAAAGCTTATGATTATATTACTGAGAATTATAACGTAAAAAAGCAAATTTTTGCTCACGGTACATCAATGGGAGGATACGGAGCGAGCGCATTTAGTCATATTTATCCCGAGTTGGTAATTGCTCAAAGCTCTTTTGCCGGACGTAATATTATTAAGCTCTTAGAACATATTAAAAACGGATCAGTTGACGAGCGCTTTGCTTTGGCTTGGGGTTATGAGAGCTTAGCGGCTTTAGAAAGTGATAAATTTTCTCACGTTGACGGAACTTTTGACGAGCTTAGTCTTATTAAATATCTTAATAACGTTATACAATTTACTCCGGATCGCAACGGAGAGTATACCGATTGGCTTGATTATTTTGTTCAGTTATATAATACCGATATATCAAGTATCGGAGATTGGACGGGTAAAAAGACAATACCTTATAAGGCTTGGAACTCTTTAGCCGATAACGAAAATGATACAGTTTTGGAGCAAGTATTACAAAGGGCATACAATATCAATAACTCCGTACCTTATTTTATTGTTAATTATGAGACGGGTACTCATACTCAAATGAGTTACGGTCAAATTAATAATATGAGAGAGCAACTTGTCGCGTGGTATAAGAGATTTGAATAAAGGAATGTATATAAATGGATAATGTAATACAGTTTACTCCGGCTCAACTTATCGCTCTTGTCCTTGCTGTTTGCGGTGCGATTGTTACGATATCAGCCGCAATCGGAGTTATTACAAAAGCTCTCGATAAGGCTCGAGCTCCGGAAAAAGAACAAAACGAGAGGCTTGACGCTCACGAAAAAAGACTCAACGCTCTTGATGATATAATCGTCAAGTTTAGAGAGTATTTTGATAATGACGATAGACGGTTTAAGGAGATAGAAAAAAGCAACAAGATTACTCAATCGGCGCTCTTGGCTCTCCTTAAGCATAGTATCAACGGCAATGATACAGAGAGCTTAAAAGAGGCAAGGAAAAACCTCGAGGAGTATCTTATCGAAAAATAAAGGCGGTGAAATATGATAAGGATATTCGCTCCAAGTGATACAGATTTTACAAGCAACGGCGACGCGGTAATAAATGCAACGCTCGCCGTTGTTCATAAAGCGGACAACGGAGACTTTTATCTTGAGTTGCAATGCGGTCTTGATTATATTGATTATATCAAGCCGAAAAATATTGTTGTCGTAAATACTCCTCAAGGCGCTCAAGCTTTTAGGATTCAATACGTCGAGACAACAAGATCCAAGATAAGCGCTAAGGCTTGGCATTTATTTTACGACTCAGAAAATTACTTAATTGCTGACAGTTATGTCGTTGATAAGAATTGCAACGACGCTTTGGATCATTTAAACAACTCAACGGATACAGTAAGTCCGTTTACAACGCTCTCAGACGTTCAAACGGTTGCGTCTTTTCGTTGCGTCCGTAAATCGCTTTTTGAGGCTGTCAATACAGTCCTTGAGCGTTGGGGCGGACACTTGGTAAGAGATAATTACAGCTTACAGATCCGAGACTCAATCGGAGCCGATAACGGCGTTACAATTCAATATCGCAAGAATCTTAAAGAGATCTCTGTATCTTATGATTGGAGCAACGTTTGTACAAAGCTCTTACCGGTTGGTAAAGACGGCTTTACAACTGAGTATATTTACTCAGAGCAACAATATGATTTACCTTTTACAAAGACCGTCTCTTTTTCTCAAGATATTGACGCCGAGGATTACGAGGACGAGGATCAATACCAAACAGCTTTAAGAGACGATCTTACAGCTCAAGCGGTTAAGTATCTTGAGACAAGTCAATATCCGGCGATAAACTATACTTTAAACGCAAACTTGGATAAGATAACCGATATCGGAGATACGGTTGTCGTATATGACGAGAGGCTTGACGTCAATATTACAACTCACGTCTTAAGCTTTGAGTACGATTGTATCCTTGAGAAATATACTCAAATTGAGTTTGGTACAGCAACGGCGACGCTCTCCGACTTAATGAGTACAGTAACAACGGATATCAACTCCTCGATAAACGAAAACAATCAAACACTCTCGGTTACTCTTAAAGACGCTCTTACTGAGGCTGAAAATAAAATATGGAACGCCTTGAGCTCGTCTTATGTTATTTACGAGGGTAATCAAATACTTGTTGTTGACGCTTTGCCGGCTGAGACAGCAAACAACGTTATAAGAATCAACTCCGGAGGTATTGCTTTCAGTAATAGCGGTATAAACGGTAATTTTGTTACGGCTTGGACGATTGACGGTACTTTTAACGCTCAAGCAATCAACGTTGTGAACTTTACAGCCGATTTAATTAAGGGCGGTACTCTTAAGCTCGGATCAAATCTCAATCAATACGGCTTGCTTGAGATATACGACGAGCAAAATACTCTTATTGCTCAGCTCGATAAAAACGGCTTGAAAATGTACGCTCAAAACGGATCTTATATTGTTATCAATACTGACGTCGGCTTTGCCGGATATGACAGACTCGGTAATAAACTCTTTTGGGTATCGGAGGACGAATTTCATCAAAAGAAATCAGTTATTGAGGAGGAGATTACTCTTTGTAATAAATTAAGATTTATACCGATTGAGATTTACGATAATAATAATACTCTTATAAATGACGGTATTGGTCTTGTAAGTACAGAGTAAGGAGGCTCAATTATGGCGACAAGCTCAGATTTTACAACGTCAAATCAATATATAAAATATCGTATCGTCGTTACTGAAAACTCGACGAGTATACCAAACAATACAAGCTCGGTTAATGTAAAGGTACAAGCTTGGAGAACAAATCAAGGCTATACGACGGACGCCGCCGGTACTTGTTACGTCAATATTGACGGTACAAATTACTCTAACTCTTGGGAGTACGGCGACAAGCCGCTTACTTATAACTCTTATACTGTACTCTTTGATAAGACGGTAACGATTACTCACAACGCCGACGGATCCAAAAAGATATACGTCTCGGCTTATATTAATCACGGGAGATTTTCGAGTAACTCTCAAGGCTTTAACGTTACATTATCAACGATACCAAGGCAAGCAAATCTTACCTCAGCTCCAAACTTTTACGATACAGATAATCCGACGATCAATTACTCTAATCCCGCCGGTAACGCTGTATCAAGTTTGCAAGCTTGTATATCTCTTACCGGATCCGCCGCCGACGTACCTTATCGAGATATAAGTAAGACCGGTACGTCTTATACTTTTAATCTTACTCAAGCCGAGCGTAATACCTTACTTGCGGCAACTCCAAACAGTAATACGCTAAGCGTAAGATTTTACGTCAAGACAGTCCTTGCCGGTCAAACTTATTACTCGATCTTAACGAGGACAATGACGGTTAAAAATGCTAATCCAACAATTACCGGATCCTCTTACTCGGATACCAACTCTACAACGACGGCGATTACAAATAACAATCAACAAATAATACAAGGACAATCAACGGTATCTTTTAAGTTTACAAGCCTTGCGGCTCTTAAGTATGCAACCTTATCAAAGGTTGAGATTACTGTAAACGCTGTAAAGGTAACGTCAAACTTGTCCGGATCCTCCGTAAGTAATAAGACTGTCTCTTTTGGTACAATCAACTCGTCAAGTAATTTATCAGCAAGTATCAAGCTTACAGATTCAAGAGGCAATACAACAACAAAGAGTCTTAATATCACAATACTTGCTTGGAGCTTGCCGTCGGCGATTATTTCCTTATCCCGTAAGAGTAATTATTACGACGAGACTTACTTGACGGTAAACGCTGATTACAGCTCTCTCGATAATAAAAACTCGATAACGATACAATATCAGTATAAAGAGACAAGCGGCTCAACTTGGAGCGCTCTGACGACTATACAAGACGAGGTAACGGAGACAATATCTCTCGATAATACAAAGTCTTTTGATTTTAAGATTATCGTTGCTGATAGAATAGGATCGACAACTTACAACGCTGTCTTGCAAATAGGTATACCGATTATATACTTTGACAGATTACTCAGATCCGTCGGTATCGGTACAATACCAACTCAAACAAATCAACTCGCGGTTGATAGACGACTTGAGCTTAAAAACACGTTGCAAGAGTCTCTTGCTGACTTTTGGACGACAGCAACAACCGGTAATTATCGCTCAGCCTTTATACTTTTCCGCAATCAAAATAATAACAGAGTTGCTCAAATCGGAGGCGATACAGCAAACGGAGCCGGTTATATTGTAATTTGTAACGCAAACGGTAATCCAACAAGTTATATTTATGCTAATAGTTATAATGGCGGTACAATTGACGTAAGAGACAGCTCGAGCAATATAAGAGGTAATATGTTTGTCGGATCCGCCGGAGACGGTACGGTAAACGTATTTGACTCAAACGGTACAAATACAATCAACTTATCCGGACAATCCGGTAAAGTAACTTGCGTATCGGTACAACAAACATCAAGCCGCAAGGTAAAAGTCAATATTAAAGAAATGGATCCGGAGGAGGCTTATAAGATTCTTAAGCTTATCGCTGTATCCTTTGACTTTAAAGATAAAGAGAGAGGTACAGATAAGCGCGGTTTTATTGCTGAGGACGTTGCTGAGATAATACCTCAGCTCGTAACTCCGGAGACTGAGGATACTCCGGCAAGCCTCGATTATATCGAAATGATCCCTTATCTCCAAGCTGTAATCAAAGAGCAAGACAAGCGGATCAAGGCGCTTGAGGACAAAGTCGAGGAGCTGACTAAAAAGTTGACTTAAAAACTCAGTATGATAAAATAAAGTTGCTTTTGATCCCATAAAAAAGCAAGCCTTTACAAGAGCCTCTCGGAGCTGAGATTGAGAGGCTCTTTTTTATTGTCGGAAAAAGACGAGCTCTTTTTGCTGACAATATATTGAATTTTAAATACAATATAATTAAGAAATGAGATCAAGCTCATATCTCTTACTCATTACTCAATAATTTATCCATATTATTTACTTATTTGATTTAAGTATATTTACTCCCCCTCTTATAATATTAGAGGAGCGGATATCGAGAACTTTAACAATTTAATAGTCAATACACTCCTCTTACAAGCTCGGGCGCTTACGGTAACGCTCGAGCTTGTTTTCGTATTGTTCGTAAAGTTGAAATAAGACAGCTTGTCAATATGCCTTATTTCAAGGTCTTGACAAGCTTTTGAAATTGACTCTCCGAACAATTTTTAATTTTGTAACATATTTGTCATATAAAGCTCTTGCTTTTGCTCTGTATAGGTGTATACTTAGGTCATAAGATAAAGATAAGATAAAACATAATAATACAATCGGAGGTTACGACTATGAAACGCGTTGAGATTAAATTTGCAAGTATCGCAAAGGAGCTCGAAAAGCTGTACGCAAGACTTGAGAGAGCTGAGAAAACACTCGAAAAAAAGACGGCAATTGCTGAAAAGTACGGCGTAAAAGATTGGACTCCGGAGGATCGTCAAGCTTGGTTAAAGACAATTGAGATTAACGAGGGTTGGATCGTAAACAAAGAGGATATCAATAAAAACGGTGCTTACTTTGAGTATCACTCCGCCGAGTACGACGTATCCGATATAAAGAGATCAATCGAAAAAGCTGAGGCAAGACTCGAAAAGGCTGAGACAGATCTCGAGGCTTATCACAAAGAAATCGAGGAGCTCGCTGACTTAATGAAAAAAGAGGAGTTATGGAGATTAGAGTTTGAGGCTGAGCAAAAAGAATGGTTAAAAGACGGTATCAAGCTCGAAAAAAGATATTACGGTTTTACTCCAAGCGGCAAGAGATTTTATATCTCCGGTAATTGCGGTATGACTCTTAGATCAAGACATTGCTTTACGCTTACAATTAACGGAGAGACAATCTTTACAAGCGGCGAGTTTTGGAGAGCTTACAGCGTAATTAAAAAGTCATAACAACAAACAAAACCGAGTCCGGCGGTATATCCGGACAATCATCAAGAGGAGGTTTAAGATTATGGAAAAAAACGCATTTATCAACGTAACACTTAACGAGCTGTTTGAGGTTATGGATCCAAGAGCAAGAGTCAATATCTTTAAAAAGACTGAGGACGGCAAAGAGGAGCTCTTAAGATCAACAAAGCGTTATTGCT